TGGAGATGATAGAACATTCGCAGCCCGTAAAACCCAATCGAGGTCTTCACCAGAAAGTTTCAATGATATTTCTGGATTAGGCATCTCGATTGTTTTGTCGGGAGGGGTGACTATCATACTAGCAGCACAGAAACGATATCGAATCTTGCTACGACCTTTTAATCCTGAGATAAGAATATTATTATCTTCAAAATCAAAAGTTGGTTCTTCTTTGTGTAGAGAGATAACAGAAAGAAGATTGTTCAAATCATAAACTCCAAACTCAGTTGGAATTTCTTCACTCACTATTGCTTCAGCCATAATATTTTTGCCAGTAGAAACGGTTCGAATCGTTTTACCTTTCTTAAAATATATTCCCTGATTGATTGAAGCAAAGTTTTTCAAGATACTTAGAGTATCATTAGAAAGTTTCATAATTATTTCCTTGTCAAATCATGATTGTGTATAGCCATGATAGCATAGTGTAAGACTTTCATCAAGTCTTTTCGGTTGTGTCCATCTTTATTGCCGTATCTCTGAGCATACTTCATGATGTTGCCAATACAGAAACCTTCACCGTGACCACTGTCCATAATAAACTCAGTTGCCTGAAATTTATTTTGTGAATAGTGTTCACCGTAAGTGGCGTCAACGTATTCTTTTATTTCTTTTAGAATACGTTCTTCATTGTATTTGTAATCAATCACAACTTACCAGTATACTGTGCAACTGCTGGCATGTTACCAGTAAATGCATAGGTACCGATGTGTTGTGTTCTCATCCACGGACATAAGAAGATTTGTCCACCCATCTTACGCCACATCTGACAGAACATATAATCCTCTGACAGATAACGATCTGAACCACCACCAACGATAGAATCTTTAGTGTCGATTACAGTATCGAAGTATGCATGAATGTATCGTGAACCATCAAAGTTGGCTTGACCAACATGGTCTGGTTTGTAACGAATGGTTGGATATTGTTCTGCCATCTTATCAAACACATGACGTTTAACAAGCATGTGACCAGTTCCAATTTCCATCACTTCCAACGGTTCGGTTACGGAGAATTGTTGCGTTCCTGCGACAACATTGAAGACGTATTCACCGACCAGATTCTCAAGTTCTTTTGGATTCAGGTCTGGATGTTTACGAGCTGTCTCTGCAATGTTATTCCAGTTGATAGACTTCTTCGGATACGGACCGCCAATAACATCTTTGTCAAGTGCAATCAGTGCCAGAATATCTTGGGGGTTATAATGAATATCAGAATCGATAAACAATAAGTGTGTAAAGTCTGTGCGAAGGAATTCATCTACCAAATAATTTCTTGCACGTGTGATGAGAGATTCGTTGAAAAGGAAGGAGAACTTCACTTCAACACCGTAACGCATCATCGTAGTTTGTAAGTCAAGACAGGATTTTACATACAGTCCATGTGACATACCGCCATACATTGGGGTTGCTACAAACAGTTTTGTTTTTTTGAGCTCTTCAGCGTTTAGTTGTATTTGCATAATTTATCCATAAAAAAAAGAGTGGAAGCACAGATTATATATATGCTTCCACTCCACCAGAACCTAAACTATTTTAGGCAAAAGCGTTGATACCTTCAGCACGAAGAGCTTCAACACCAGCAGCAACAACTGCCTTAGTTGGTTTGCCCAAACGGTAGAAAGAAATCTGGCGACCATCTGCAAGAGTGCGGTTGTTCAGGTAAATTGCGTTACCTTCTTTACGCAGTTCGCTGATGCGACTTGTTACATCTGACACACCCCACTTCGCACGAATTTGTGCAGCGGTCAATGTGTTGTAGTCGGTGTCTGTTTTAGACAAGTAAGCAAGGATTTTAGATTTAACTGACATTACGAAATACTCCAAAAAATTTGACTGCTACAAGTAAGCAGTTGAAAGGCAGTCTTACTCTCAACTGTAACAACCATTATATCACGATGATAAGTAGTTGTCAAGTACATTTACGGCAAACATCAAAATGGGTCGGCAACTTCATTAGGTTCAACCGCATCTTGCGTTTTTACTAACAGTGTTTCAGTGTTCGCACCTGCATCAACCTTAGTATACAAGTCTAAGAATGATGCCTTAGTGTCGGTATCGAAACGGTTTAGGCAGTATTCAAGTGCTTTGATTTTAGAACCGAATACACCATACGTTTTTGCGATATGAACCAATCTACGAGTTGAAATCACTTCATCACAACCACCATCAGCAAAGGTTTTGCGAATCACATCTGCCCACGTTACGAGCTTCTCGGCAAATTCTTTATCAGACTTACCGATAGATTCCAATTCCTTCGTGATGATTTTGCGTTCCACTGTAACAGGAGGCCAATCTTGCTCAAAGGTATTCACGAATCGTTCCAAGAATGCTTCATTCAGAACATTCGTAAACATGAAACGGCCATCTTCCGAACCCTTACCTTTAGTATTTGCAGTTGCGAATACAGTAAAGCCAGCAGCAGGAACTACCACTTCATTCTTTTTCTTGAGTAAGAAAGGTTTACCCTCAAATACACGTTGCAGTGAAGACAAGTTTGCAGCACCGTAATCAATTTCATCGATACAGAGAACTGCACCTTGTCGGGCAGCGACAGTAACGGGACCGTCACGCCATTCCATCTGACCGTTGATAAGCACAAAGTTACCTAGCAAGTCACCTTCATCAGTTTCAGGGGTCATTGACACACAAACATACTTGCGTTTTTGTTTTGCACAAGCCTGTTCGATTGACATTGTTTTACCATTACCTGATTGACCAGTAACAAATACTGGAAAGAACATTTTAGATGCCACGATAGATTCGATATCATCGAAGTTACCAAACGGCACATAGTTTTCGTATTTTTGCGGTACAAGATTATCCGTTTCAAGATCAGTAATCAAGTTAGTGATTCGATTACCAATTAGATTTTCAGTCGGTTTAGACATAGGAATAACTTGTGCTGTCAGATTGGGAGTCTCGACAGACGCTTTAGAAGATTTGGAAGATTTAGGAACTTTGTACAGACCACGACCAACACGATTTGCTTCATCTTTAGTAAACCAATAAGGATGAGCAATACCGATTTTTGCACAGATGCCGTTAATATCCTGAAGACTAACAGTCTTTTCACCAGTTGCAGTAACAGCATCCAAAAACTTAGCACGAACAGCAGAAACTTTTGCCATAATATATAAACTCCGTAATCACATTGAACAACCATTATATCCCATCTAGGTTCACTTGTCAAGTAGGGGGTGTTGTTTTTACGCAACACTCCCACTTGTTTCCTATTTGGCAATACCCTGTATGAACTTGGTAATCAATACCCGATTCACTTGTCTGGTTTTATTGAATTTCATAAACGCTTTAGCAAGGTTAGATGAATTCACTTTACCAGTTACTACAATTTCATCATCATTTATTTCCAAATTCGAACCATCAGGAATCAAAAAGAATGATTCGTATCCATCAAGTTGCGATACAAGGAATTTTTCTTTTCTCATCTGACGCACATACTTCTTGATTGCTTCATTTTCTTGAAAGTATGCACCTGGTATTTTACGGATTTCAGTCAACTCATCATTGACCAAACGACTACCAACAATCTTGGCCACCTTACCCGATGTAGGCACGATAAAGAATCCGAACAACTTCGAACCAGTAGTTAAAGTCAACCAATTCGAAATGACAGATTGCAAAGTATTACTATGTGTCTTTGAGTTGAACTCCACTTTCAATTGATTCTTACCATCAGTGATGAACACATTTTCAGTTCGTGCATTGAACCACTTTCTACTGTGACGTTCACCTTTTGCATGGACTGCTTGAATGTCATCGGCATCACCATCATGCACAATAACAGTGTTCACAATATCCAGATGATTCGTTTGACGGAATTCTTCTAGTATTGGTTTCAGTGCAATAAGTGCTTCAATCAATGGTGTATTGCTCAACGATTCACTTGGTGGACGATGAAAACTTCGTTGAGAATATGCACTAGTACCATACCCATACGAATTCATCAGACAGCAAAGATTTTTCACTGCTTTCTGGAACGATGCATTACCCATTTGCGAGTTGATTACTTCACGCAGATAGACCACATTGGTTTCCAACTCACCATCATTCTTACTGAAGGTACCGTACATATCATTCCACGATGACAGTTCATTTTTCTCAAGTTGTTTTTCCCATGCTTTCATTTCATTGGGATAATCAATTTGTCGAACTGCGATAGCATTACCAAAACCGTATACTTTGAATGGTATGTTCACTTTGCGGCAGAACAATGCAAGAATCAAAATCTGTTCAATCGATGATGCCATGTTTTGTGACATTGAACCTGATTTGTCAAGCAACAGAATCAGACCATGCGATTTACCTTTCGGCACTTTCATCATCTTGCGGAAAATGTTATCGTCAATCTGATACTTGTATATCTTACTAATGTCAACGTCACCAGTGTTAGACAGTCGTGACTTGGCATACTTGGTTGCTGCTTTACGCATTTCAAATTCTTTGGCAAGTAACGAAATGTATCGTTCATTCTTGCGTTTGAAATCGTTATACAATGTCGTAGAAACACTTTCATACTCTGCATTCTGTTTTGAGAATTCTTCAGTAAGCAATTCTTGTACACGTTTTGCAG